CAATCTTAAGTTCTGCTAGATTTGATGAATAAAGTTTATCAATGTACCTTTCAAATTGTTTTGGATCTGACTTCTTACGAACAATTACCTTTAATATTTTTTGATCATACTTCGTGATATCTAACATTTGATGTGGTGTATCTTCATAATATAGATTATGAAAAAGTTGATATGGATTATTAACTGGTGTATGTTCTAAAGTATCTGTGTCAAACAAATGAAATCCACGTTTTCTATCATTTACATCATTCCAATACATCTCATATGGATTTCCTAAGTAAAATACATTTTCTTTATTTGACCTCATGTGATAGTGACCAGAATAAACTCTTTCAAACTTATCAAAGACATTTGAATCCATACCATGTTCCATAAAATGTCCACGAGTTGCCATAAAACCATTCAGTTCTAGATGACCCATCACACATGGGGAATCACTATCATCAATTAATTGTAATGTTTTCTCTTCATTCTCAGAATTAATCCAAGGCACAAATAAAAATTTTGTTTTATCTATTTTAACTTCTTCCGCTTCTGGATATATTTTTACATTATCATACTCTCTTAAAAATAGATTAACACCTGTCAAATCATTTGTATTCTTATAGTATGCAGTATGATTACCTATAATTGTATGAACAGTGATCCCTAGTTCTGCTAACCTATCATAGTAATGATTCTTTGCCCATTCTAGTGATACAAAATCGACACCTTTACGGCTATCAAATGTATCACCCATGTCAATGATAGTTGTGATACCCTCTTTAATTAAAGTTGGAAAAAATATGTCTTCGTAAAATTTTAAAAAGTAATCATGAAATAATTTTGAATTTTTTCTCGCACCAAAATGTTGGTCTGTAATAATAGCAATCTTCACTGATAGTTCATCCTTGTTTGCACTGAGTCTTTAATTTGATTATAATCAGAACTGGTGCCTGTCATGTCACCATCAACAGTAAAGACTTCTTCATAACCAGATCTTTCAATAATTTTAGTTTTAATTTCTAATTGTTTCTTTTCTTTTTGTATTCTTCTAAGAAATGCATAATGTATAATTTGTGTAAAGTAAGCAAATGGATTCTTAGATTTTTCTGGATTAAAATTATTAATATACTGAACACAGTTCTCAATACCATCACAAACCATATCATCTTTAAACATATAGTTTACAAAGTTAGGTTTGAAGGATAAGTGAGTTGCAATCTTGAGAAAACATTCTCCAAGATAATTTGTGATACGAGGTTTTGCTTCACCTCTCTCTGCAGCCAAGGCGACCTTCTCTTTGTATTCAACGATAGCGGCGAGGAACTCTTTGTTGTTTACATAGTGTTCCGATCTTTTTCTTGCCATGAAATGTTTTGATAGTGTTCATTCATAACATTATTATACACTATAATCAAACGCTTGACAATACCCTAAAAAACATGTACAATAACTCTGTAAGGGTTCAAAGGAAGGGATTAGCTATTATTAAAGATCTTCTCTAGGCTCTTGCGAGCATCCTTAACATTAGATATGTAACCCATTTCTTTTGTCATTTTTGGATTTGGTTTTTCTTTAGGAGGTTCAGTTTCATAATATGCTTTTACAAATCTATTATATGCTTTAATTACATCTTCGTCAGAAACCTCACATGTAGTAATAACATTACTCATCTTCACTATATATGTTGTTTCTCGACCTGTTTTTATCCAAGGTTCAATTTTGATAATACTGACTCCTGGCTTTCTTGTAAAACTTGAGTGACCAACCATCGCAGGGCAATCTAAAGCTATTACATCAAGTTCTGGTGAAGGTTCAATTTTTGCAATAATTTCCTCACCTGTTTTTAATTTTACAACTGCTAAAAATTTATCTGACATTTTTTTAAAGGTATCGTAAGCATTTCATAATTAAAATTTTCTTCGTTATAAATCTTTACTCTCTCCATCATGTGATTTAAAGTATAGTTTTTAGAGGATCCGTATGTAATATCATCAGCAATATCAAATAGAGTTGCTTTGATTTTATTGTCACCCTTTCTTAAAACTCGACCTATGCTTTGTAAGTTTCTTATTTTTGATTTGTTTGGCGATGCGAATATGACGTTGTGAAGATTCTTAATGTTAATTCCTGTTGAGAAGGTGCCGTATGAGGCAATAATAATTGCATTGTCTTCTTTTTCTGTGATTGTGCGAACTTCTTCTCGATCCTCAGTATCAACGCCTCCGTGAACAAAGAAACATTTTCTGTTTTCTTCCTTACTCTTATTTATGAGATCAAAGAGAGGCAGTCCATGTGTCTCAACTCTTGTATATAAAATCAGAGTATTACCTTTTTGATCAAGAGTTAGATTCTTAATAAAATTGTTTCTCTGTGTATGTGTGATTAGATATTGTATTTCATCTTCATAGTTTTCAAACTTTCTTGCTGGATGTTTGAGAGTTAAAACTTTGATGTTTAGTTTTGATAGATATCCTTTCTTCATCAATTCATCTGTACGAATTATTTTATAGGTTGGGCCAAATAATCCTTCTAATACCCACTTGTGTGTTTGTGTTCCATCAAGTGTTCCAGTAAATCCATATCGATACTTACAATCAAGCATCTTTGTCATAATACTTACCAAAGATTTTGATTTAAATAGATGAGCTTCATCACCTATTACTACATTAAAGTTATTAAAATACTTTCTGTCTAGTTTATAGATTGACTGCCATGTAGTAATTGTAACACTATCATCACTAATTTTATCTCTTCCAGCGTAAACACGATGACAATACTTTTCAACATCCCAACCATAATCTTCAAAATCTTTATACATCTGTTCAACAAGAGATGTAGTTGGAACTACAATTAGTATTTTACGTTGATGTTCAACATGATATCTTGTGATAGCATATATCATTAATGACTTACCAGATGCAGTCGGTGATAGTAATAATTTACGATTGTGTCTGAGTGCATCATGAATACCCATGATTTGATATGGTCTTGGTTTGTGTTTTGATATACTTTTTACATAATCAGTCACACCCTCTGGCGATATCATTTCATTCTCTTCAAGTGGCAAACCATAGAATTTACTACCTTCAAACTCATAAGTATATCCTTTTCGATTACAGAATGATATGACTCGATCTACAAGTCCTGTATAGATCTCGTTCTTTCTCATATCATAAAGTCTTATCTTTCCATCCCAATACTTATTACGATATTGTGGCATAAACTTGGCGCCAGGAACTTCAAATGTAAAATGATCTGAAAGTTCATGATACACATATTGTTCTGAGTCTATCGTAATAAAGACTTCGTTTTTCTTTTTAATAACTAAGTGGGTCATGTAAATCCAGCTTCGAATTTATGCCATTCAATTGAGTTTTTAATTTGATATGTGCGATTTGATATTTGTTTCAGAATACTTTCTGTATAATTTATCATTACATCGTAGTATTCCACTTTTAGATTTGCATCTGATACTCGATCATCAGCATCCATGTATCTAATTAGTGCGTCTTTATCTCTAACTTTCTTTGGAAATGGTTCTTTCTCATACACTTCTGGATCTGCCTTTCCAGAATAGTATTCATATCTTTCATGACGAACACTCTTTTGTATCTTCTGAGCTTTTGTTCGTAATAAAATTAAATTGTTCAATATCTCATGATATTTTGAATGCAGTTGAGGAACCTTAATTGATTCTTCATGCATATTATCAATATCAATCTTACAGTCCTCTTGCCACATGGACTGAATCTTATCAAGATTTATCATGTAAAATTATTTTTTAAAGTAGTTGTCTATTCGATTACCACTAGGATCAGTTATATCAAATATGGTATATTTAAAAGTCACCTCAGCTGTGAAATATGAATAGTCACGTTGAGTAACATCAAATTCCAATGTTGAAAGTGAGATTGGAAATGCATCTTTAAAATTAATCAAGACACTTGGTTTATAATTACTATTTAAAATTTGTAATGTAGCGTCTGAAAATTCAAAATAACGAGGGTCTGCATCATCACTAACACTCGCATCAGTTCTTAAATCATCCTTTCTTAATTGTTCAAATTGACCTAGAGACTCAGGGTATCCGAGTCCAGTCATCCATTTGTAGATTGATAGATAGTTTTCCATCTTTTCATCTACTAAGAAACGAACACTTAAATCGT